TATGGTTTGGTTCTTGGTGAACAATCCGAAGCAACAAAATCAGACACATACATTTTACCCAAAGTAAATAACTCCGTCATCACAATCTCACTTTCTAACAGAAGAATAATTCTTCAAAAAGTATTCTATTGCCTTTGCCAATCCAGAATCAAGATCAGTAAATTTGAAATCGAAAAACTTCTCCCTAAACACAGATATATCTGCATTTTTTCTCATAATACCTTCTGGTTTAGATGAGTCAAAAACAATCTTGCCAGAAAATCCAATATGCTTAACAATGAGTTCAACTACTTCTGCGATTGTATGAACACAACCAGGAGAAACATTCATAGTCAAAGGAACATCTGTCATGTCATCAAGATGAATTTTCTTAACTATGGAAGCCATATCATCAGCAAACAAGAACTCTCTCTCTGCTTTTCCAGAACCCCATACTATAAAGTCAGTTCCATTTTTCTTGGCTAGATAACAGCGATGAATGAGGCTAGGAATGACATGCCCATTTTCTAAATGGTAGTCGTCGTTTTCGCCGTACATATTACATGGAATTATACAACAGGTTTTTATGCCGTGTTGTTTTAGCAGACATCTAGAACCAACCTCAAGCATTCTTTTTGCATAAGCATACCCAAAATTTGTGGGGTGTGGTTCTCCATCATGAATGGTCTTTTCTCTCAATGGAAGAGAAGCATGTTCTGGAAAAATGCAGGTGGACAGAAAAAAAGTCGCTTTCTTGATGTCATGTTCTTTGCATGCTCGTAGGACATTTATGTTCATACGAATATTGTCCATAAAGTAATCATACACATAGTCATTGTTTGCCTTAACTCCTCCAACTGCCCCAGCGCAATGAACAATCTCAGTTACATTGTTTTCAGAAATAAAACGATGTAGAAGATCATAGTCAAAGATGTCTAGTTCCTGCCTAGTTGGCTTCAGTCCAAAATCTATCGAATGACCAAGCATACCATGACCACCTAGTATCAATACACTCATCTAATATTCTCCAATACTTCGTGCAATTTATCTGCAATAAACGCTTCTCTAATACTATCTTCAAGCCACAATTCACTGGTTGCTCGCTCCAAAAAGCAACTCTGTAACTTATCTGGCAATTCCTCAACATCTTGAAAATAGATAGCATCTACTAAATTCGCCTCATGCTTGTAGAACGATAAAGTATTTTCCATCACTTGCTGTATTGGAATACATCCTGCCAGCAGGCTTTCATAGAAGCGAAGAGGTATTCCGTTTGATGCTCCCGATATTGGAGAAAGCACAAATCTATACTGTGATAAGACATTCATGTAATCTTCCCAATTATCTCCAACTCCAGTTGTAATTACATCAATATCGATATACTTGTGTATTTTTTCAATCAGGGCTATTCGCAACTTATAGTGAGGTGGCATCTGACCTATAAAGACACACTTGTTATTTTTCTTCTTAGTTCGATCAACTATATTCTTATAATGCCAAGACACGCCATAATTTATTCGTTTGCGTTCCATTATTATGCAATCATTTACATCCCAAACATACTGATGCAGATCGTTGAACTGTTCAACATAGGACTGAATCGATTCAACATCTTTAGCATACTGAATGTTATTTTTTAATGTCTCTCCCGATATAACAATAACTTTGATCTTATTACGATTACAAATATCAAGAAACCAAGGTTGAAGCCATATGCTTCTATGCGGTATAAAATGTTCGTTGCATATGAATACTACTTTAACTTCATTCAAGTCTGTTGGTTTTTGAATCAACAAAAGATCACCATATAGATTTTTAAGCGCATGATAGTATGTGCTTAATGCTATACTTCTGTGATATGTTAAATCGCAAACTATTCCCATCTTCATACGACCCTCCTCCCCCGATTATTTTACTAACGACATCTGTTGCAACTTAATTTTGCTTTTCCACCAAGACATTTTTAGCATATCAAGATCAAAGTTCTGTTTGTTTGAAAAATACGGCAAGACTTCAATCAAATGTTCTTTAGTTACCTGATTCCAAGAGTCTACTTGAAGTATGGGAAGACGATCATAGTATCTTGTATTTTCACAGCGTAATACAATCGGTATCCTACCAAGATACAAGGTTTCCCATAGGCGATGTGTGTCGATGCCATTTCCCCGAGGGCATAAGACATACTGATGCTCCAATACATCCTTCAGCCAATCAATATACACAGACTGATCAACTGCTGTGACGCATTTATCTGTCACCCAGTTTTTCCCAACAAACTCTTTGTATGCGTTGATTCTAGCCGAAATATTAGTTCCAAAACTAAAATTCATGTACAATAGTTTTGATGGGGATATCATCTTGTTTGAAAATTCCACCAAGCGTTTCCTCTTTGCAACCTCGGGAAACCAATGATCATTTTCCAAGCCTATCGGCAGCGATGACACTTTGGGATGTGGCTTGCAGTCTATGTTCTGTCCAAACCACATCGATATTTTGGGAAGACTTTCCAAAATAGAAACCATGTCGTCCGTTACAGAATCATCACTGTTGTGAGTTACAAGAATCGTATTCTCTACCAAGGCAGGGGCATATTTATATAAAAATGAACGAACATCGTGGGTATGTTTATAGACAACCCCATCAAGTTCTTTTTCAAACTTGAATCCGCAGATATGCTCTTCGTATGGGATGAATGACATGTCAAGCACGACTCATAAACTCCTTCATTCTCTTGCAATGCATGTGCAGACTGTTTATCTTCATACCATTTCCACTGAGGTTATTTACAACATGATAATACTTTCTACCATGTTCGTCAACCATAACCCAAAAAGAATAGTTTTTACTTGCAAGAGGATATGCTAGAAATTGTGGTGGATGAACTGTCATCGGGGGATGTCCATTATGAGTTCCTCCAAGAAACTGTCCGATAGAACTAGGATCGAATATGCCACCAAGTTCAGTCGCCATCAAAGAAAAATTACCATCAATCCATATGGGCAATTCGGACATGGGGAGCCGCTTAGATATTATCTTCAACAGACGCATCTCTGTTCTTGCCGAGTCAGTAGTAATTTCTTCGATGAGAAAATCATTCATACTGGAGATTTTCTCAAGAGATGGAATCCACATCATCCCACAAACCATTTCATCTGGTGAATGTGGAGTAATAGCAATATGATCAAACAACATGCTCATCTTTCTTGCCAAAGACGAAAGATCCTCGTAAACCATGATATCGTTGTCGAAAGTAAACGCGCGTTCTATGCCAAGATTTCTCATTAATGATTCGATGTAAAAAAACCTTATCAGAGATGTCTTAGTCAAGTTTGTCTGATTTGCATATGATGCTAAAAACGATAAATCTCTGTTTGTTGGTATTGTATCAACCGAGACTGGAGTGACTCTTAGTTCTTCAAATTTTTTGTTGTCTGTAATTTCTTTGATAGGTACATCCACTATGAAGTGGATATCAATAGTTTCACTCCATTCTCTAACTTGACTAAGCACATCCCAAATGTGGTTTGACCAAGGATCATACTCGCAGTTATTGTAAGGATCGTAACAACTTCTACCAGATTGATACAAAATCAAAGATGTCATTGTTATCTACTCCTCATATCCACGATGGGTATATTGGTCTATTGTTCTCATCATATCCCTGTCCGACGAAGATAGGGTTGTTTTTATCTCTCTCCTTGGAAAACCAATCTTCTTTTCCAAGTTCGTGAATAAGGCAATCAGTCTTTGCTATTTCCCATATTACATCCCTCAAATAAAACTGATCAGACAGATATCTAAAATCTTTTTCATAACTCTGCATTTTTTCTCTGTATATGTCATCAAGTTTACCCTTCATTCCCCACATGGTTGCTATGATCGGGAACTCAAAATGAGCAGGGTGGTCACGAATGACAGAGAACTTTTTGTCGGAGGATAGCCATTCATCCACACAACGCTTTTCTCTTGGTATTAATCTAGTATCGGAATCCCTACAGATCATAATCTGATCATCGCTCTTGAACATCTCAAGAAACCGCCAAAATACACCAGGACCAAACATACTTGGTGTCGCAGTAAAAAACTCATCCATGTCAACTATTTCAGTATTGCCTTTGTTCAATAGGGCTTCCTTAAATCCGTCTGGAGCATTTGAGCCAAGGTATACCCTATAAACCCAACCATCAAAAAGAGTTTTGGCAATTTCTGCATTTTCTAATGCGCCACGAAAATATCTTGGATTTGTACCATATACACTCACAGAGATAACTTTTTTCATAGAAACCCATTTGCCTTTCTCGTTGCATAGGTCTGCCTGTCCTGACTCCACCCTATCTGCATGTTTCTGTGCATGAGCGCATCCTGATTCTCTGCCCACTTGTGAACGATTGGGCGACGATTGATATGTCGCAACACACCAAGAGACTCAAACACCTCGGTCTGCTCGTTGTCACACCATTCTGACTTGTAATCAGAATGATAGATGTAGCCAAACTTGTCATACAACTTCCTGCCGATCACAGGTAGCGTGATGAGGGTCTTGTATCCCTCTGCACCCTTTTCCTCAAGGCGAGGATCATTGTTGTAGTTCAATGCTCCATCTAGATTGGGGAACTCACGAATCATGTCCTGCATGATGATGTCGTCCCAATCGTCCTCCACAGGCTCCATATCATCTGCCGTTGCAATAAGTACATCCCACTCGCAGTTGGGGATATCTCGGTTGATGGCATTAATCTTTCCAAGACTATCACCGTAATGGTAGTGAATGTCTATGAAATCCTCCTCTTGCAAGGAGTCGAGTGCATCTCGCACTTCCTGTGTGTTCATCTGAGAATCATCCGCGTCCATGCTGACCACAACCTTGATCAGGTATTTGCCAGATGCCTTGTTGAGATAATTGATCAGGTTCTCAAAGAACTTGAGTTGACGCTGACGGGTTGGATACTTCAGAAGTATCGTCTTCGGTTCACTTGCTTGCATATTGTATAGACTCCGATGTGCTATCGCTGTACTGATAGTAGTGCAACACCTTATCTAGGTGTGTTTCAGATCGTATCTTTGAATACATGCCCATGCACCATGCAAGATCCTCTCCATACGAGGATGGCTTGAATGCAGAGGACTTTGCAATCTCACTGCGCCAGAAGCACATGTGGTATGGTGGTCGAAGTATCTTCTTTGTGCCTGAGCCTGGTATCCATGCCTGATGCGGATTGTTGATGCTGAAGTTCACCATGAACTCCTCGCCATTGACGCTGCAATGCTGATCAAAGGTGATCACATCCGCAGGATTGTTCTTCATCGCATAGGACAGGCTTTTGATATAGTCACCTGAGATGCCGTCATCGTCATCCATGAAGCCTATCCACTTGCCCCGTGCAGAGTCAAGAAGTGCCTGTCTCTTCTCGCCAATCGTCATGCTCTTATTGTCGATCAGACAAAGTATCTCAACCTCGGGATGTCCTTCTGCCTGACCAAGCATCTTGTTGTACAAAGGCATTAGGAATCTATCTACACGCGATGGAATGGATAGTATCAGTACGCTGAAAAGGACTTGATCTTTTGGTGTAGGCATTATTTCCTCATAAGTTGAAGATCGCTGTCATACATCATCTTGGCTAGTTCCACCATGCTTGTCCTTGGCTTCCAACCAAGTATCTTTCTTGACTTCGTGGAATCACCAAGAAGGTATGGCACTTCATTTGGTCTGAACAGTCTTGGATCTACCTCGACATACTTCTCATATGATCCAAGTTCAGCATGGTCGAATACCACCTCAAGGAATTCCCTGACGCTGTATGTCTTTCCCGTGGAAACAACATAATCATCTCCGATGGGTTGCTGTAGCATCATCCACATTGCCTCGACATAATCTCCAGCAAATCCCCAATCTCTCTTTGCATCAAGATTTCCAAGAAGCAGTTTGCTCTGTAGCCCGAGTTTGATCCGTGCAGCAGCCATCGTGATCTTGCGAGTCACGAATGTTTCTCCTCGTCGGGGGCTTTCGTGATTGAACAGTATTCCCGAGGATGCATGGATTCCATATGCCTGACGATACACGCGAGTCATGTGATGGGCATGCAACTTCGCTACGGCATATGGAGAGACAGGAAGCATTCTGCTTTCCTCCGTGTAGCCGTTTGATCCGTAGTCAGTGCTGTCTCCAAACATCTCGGATGATGATGCCTGATAGAACCTGGTCTTTGGGCTGATGTTCTTGATGGCATCAAGTATCTTCAATGTGCCACCAGCGATTCCATCGGAGGTATACTCAGGAACCTCAAATGATACGGCGACATGAGACTGAGCGGCAAGGTTGTAGAACTCATCAGGTTGATACTTGGAAAGCAAGTTGCAAACCGCAGAACCATCGCTCAGATCATAGTAGTGCATCTTGAACTGTGCTTGCGATACCTTATCGCTGATATAGATGTGATCGATTCTCTCAGTATTGATTGTTGAAGTTCTACGCTTCAAACCAATAACACGATACCCCTTGGACAATAATAGTTCCGCAAGATATGATCCATCTTGTCCATTCACACCAGTTATGATCGCTGTTTTATCGGCTGACATATGAATACCTCATTAATACAAAATATTAGTTTTTGGGATATATGGAAAGCCACGCGACTTTCTCAGCGAGTAGACCATGTGATCCTTTTGATAAAGAGCAGGATTCTCGTTCCTCTGATAGAGAGCATCCTTGCCTTGCTCCATCCATCTGTGCTGTATGATTACTCTGTCGATGTATTTTGCTTTGTTAAGGGCATAACTCACCTCAGTGAACTCATTGTCTGCAAACACACTGATGTATGATGGATGATAGATGTAGCCAAAATAGTCGAAATACTTTTTGCCTAGGATACACAATGTGTTCAACTTGTCTCCGCGAAGCCCGTCATTGTAGTGAAGAACTCCATCAAAGTTTGGGAAATGCTCAAGCATGTCCTTCACTATGGTGTCATCGTAGCCAGGCTTGACAGGAATCATGTCATCCGATGCAAGTAGAAGAATGTCGAAGTCCCACCCGCGATCCATGTCTGCATTAACCGCTGATATCTTGGTGGTTGACTGTCCATAGAACCAGTGGACATTCTCTCCCTGCTCGGACAACCATTTCTTCATGACATCGTTGTTCATCGATTCATCATCAGAATCAAAAGAAAGCACGAAGATGAGTTCGTGCTTTCCTGATGCCATGGTCTTGTAGAGAGTGAATACTTCCTTGAACTTCTCTGGTCGTGACCTGGATGGAAACTTGCAGAGAATCCTAACCTTGCGATCCGCCATACTTGAACTCCTTGGCGACTGCTTCCTCAAGTCGCTTCATCACTTCATCGGTGAAATACTTCTCGGGGTTTTCGTTGATAGTCTTCTCAAATGCAGTTGTGCCATCGGGAAGTTCAATGCGTGTAGAGACCTTCTTGAAGATGCCATGGTTGATTGCAATCTCCACAAGACCGTAATACCGATTCAAGCCAGTGTCATAGTTCAACTGAACATCGACCTGCTGATTCTCCTTGGTCAGACGGGACTTGTACAACTTGCAATGGATGATGTTTCCAACCACATCTCCATCCGCATTCTTATCCTTCTTCTTGGAAAGATATACGATGGTGGATGCGGCATACTTCAGACCACTGCCACCACCCATCTCCTTCGTCGGGACATAGGCACCAACTACATCATAGGTGTGGTTGGTCATCACAAGGGGAATCCTTGCCTTGCCCAACTTCATCGTGAGGACACGGAATGTAGCCTTCACTCCCTGCGCCCTTGTCATGTCACGGACATTCTTGCCCTCGGCTGAGTCATTGACTTCCTTCTCGGTGGACAACATTCCAAGCGAGTCGAGGACGATCATCATCGGCTTCCTCTCGCTCTCATCCATCTCAAGAACCTTGTCAACGATGTTCACGCATTGGGTCTTGAACTCCTCAATGGTAGCCACGGGGAACACAGCAACCCTCTTGGCATCCACGCCACGACCTTCAAACATGTCTGAAGTCACGGCTTGCTCGGAGTCAAAGTAAAGAACCATGCCCTCGGGATTGTTCTTGAGGAACTGCGCCACAATCCCGAGGGTGAAATAGGTCTTTCCTGTAGCAGACTCGCCCGCAAGGGCGATGATCTTGTTGTCCGCTGCTCCTCCGTACAACGATCCCGAAAGTAGCGCATTGAAAGCATAGGAGCCTGTGTCAACGAATCCCGCGACATCCGCACCTTCGATTCCATCCTCAACGATACTGGCAAACTTGTTGCCAGATTCCTTCACGATCTGCTTTAGGAAGTTCACTTTACTCTCCTGAGAACTTGAGGTTGACTGGCTTCACACTGCTGTTTGGCATCAGAAGACCTGATCCAAATCCCGTGTTGTATTCATTGAGAATGCCAGTCTCAGGGTCCACGCAATAGATCACATTCTGCTTGGAGATTTCAACTCCATCTTCCTTTGCAAGAGGTAGCCAAGGAACAAGAGCGAACTCTCCTGCCTTGACCTGTGCGATCCATGCTGGCTTCTTGAAGTGGTAGGTTCCACCGTTGTCAGTGGTATCCGCAAGAAGCATCTCTCCAGTAATCAATCTAATCAACTTTACACTCATTCTATACACTCCTTTGTTAGGGGTTTCACACACTCTAGCAGTAGTTATGCTGCTAGTCAACGATAGCAAAATGATTCTGTCAACTTATCCAAACAGGCTTTCAAGCGTGTCCACCTTCTCATCTGTCCAACCAAGGACTCCAAGAATGGTACGCAGTGGTTCAAGAAATGTTTTCTCAAACTGAAGATCGTAGTCGATGAACTCTGACAATCCGAACTCATCGGGAATCTTTCCGCCGAAAGCGATCACCTTCTCCCCGATTGGATTTGGAATGTTTAGATAGATGAACTTCAACTTGTCGCCTTCACGCATCTCCTGATACTTGCCACCCAACTTGTTCTTGCGGATGTGATGGTTGTAGACCAATGCACCCTTCGTGGCAATCGGCGTACCCTTCTTGTAGATGTTGTTGGGATCATAATAATCAGAAAGCCCGTTGCATCCTCGGGGGAATGCCACCTTCTCAGCAGGAAGCCCACGGAAATCATTCTTGAACTTGGCAACGAACTCATGCACCGCAGACTCGTCCCCGTTCATGATGACTGAGATAACATTCTTGAGGGCATTGCGGACAACCTCGGGAGTCGATGAGCGGGCAGTTTCGATTCCCATGATCTTCAGTTCTGGCTCCTTGAGATAGACATTCTCCTCGCCCATGCGGACATTGAGCATGTATCTCTTCTTGGCAGTCCAAATGCCCTTCGATGCAATCGACTCCCGCTTCATCCGCATCTTGTTCTCATAGGCATTCATATGCTCCGCAAGGGAATCATATGACTTGTTTATGATCTTCTGAATGGAATCATTGGAGACCTTGTCGATGAACAGGGTGATCTTCTTGTCGTCGGTCTCGTTCGGCATGATCTTGTCGATCAGTGGTCCGAGATTGAGATACACGGAGTCCGTGTCGATTGCAATCACATAATCGACATCCGTGCTTCCGATCACCTTGTTGAGGTACTTGTTGAGTTCCCTCTCCACCCACTGCACTGACAACTGCCCCGACAGCGTGATGGCTTCAGCGATCTCCTCGTCATAGTAGCGGAACCACTCGTTGCCGATTGCACCGAATGCGGAGTTCAACTGAATCTTGCGCACCAACTGAAAGTTGTGGTACTTGGATATCTGATTCTTCAGAGACTCAATGGCTCCTTTGTCCAAGGAAGCAGAATCGTTCTTGAGCCGTACCTTAGCCTCAAGCATGAGTTTCTTGTAATGCTTCCTCTGCTCATACATCGTCTCCATGAGTCCAGGGAGAAACCCGCGAACATCCCGTCGATATGTCGTACCATTCGCAGCAAGAACGAGATCGGATCTCTTTGCTTGCTGGATAAATGTCGCGCTATCCTCACCGTTCTTAAGTAGCGACTGCGGTGTGACGCTCCTTCTAGAACCTCCCATTGTCTTAGTCTCGGGCGAGAGGTTGTATTGCATGATGAGATGGGGATATAGAGAGTCGAGGTCGAACGACACAACCCACCTGTGCATGCCGACTTGCGGATCCTTGACATACGCACCTTCAAATGACGCATCCTTCTTTCCTTTCTTCTTGGGGGGAATGACCACCTTCTTCGCATGAAGATGATGGTAGATGATCTGATCCCAAGTACGAACTTGGGAGAATACATCCTGCATGTTCACCTTGGCAGAATAGGCAAGGGAGACTGCAAGTTCAAGCAGCCTCAACTTTGCCTCAAGTTTCTGCACAAGGATGGTGTCCTGTATGTTGTACTGAACGAACTTGGTGAAGTCCTTGCGGTAGAAGTCGGCAAAGTTGTCATGCTCGACATATGCCACCTTGGTCTCGCCAAGTTCCACATGGGTGATGTGTCCCAACTTGTAGGACTCGCGCGTGACATAAGTGAACTTCTTGTACAGATCGTAGTAGTCGAGGGTGTTGATTCCCACGATCTCGTATGCCATGTTCTCCCGCCCGTTGATCTCCACCGTCCGTTCCTTCAACTTGCCCCATGGAGAGAACTTCTTTGGGAAGGCTTCACCCAATAGCCTACGCATCCTGTGGACAAGATATGGAATGTCGAAGAACTGCACATTCCATCCCGTCACGATGTCGATGCCAAGGGACTGCCATGTGAGCATGAAGTCACCAAGCATCTGCTCCTCGTTCTCATACAGGTTCACAAGAAAATCGCCAGGCATCTTGGACTTGTCAACCTTGCCAAGGGCGAATGTATACTTCTTGTGACCGCAGATCAAGGTGATGACATTCACACGCTCGTTTGCCGTGGCAATGTTCGGGAAGCCTTCCTCCGACTCCGTTTCGATGTCGATGTAGGCAATCCGCATCTGATCCATGTCGTAGTCGATCTCCTTGGGATACTCGTCACCGATGAACTGATAGACATAATCGGTGTTGCCGAATATCGGATAGGAGTTTACATTGGAATACTTGTCCACGAACTCGCGCGCGGAATCGATGTCATCGAACACGATTGGCTCGACATACCTGCCGTCAAGGGTTCTCCAAGTCTGCGATCTCTGGCTCAGTACAAATAGAGACGGCTTGAAGGATTCCTCTTCGGTGAATGCCTTGCCGTTCTCGTAGCCGCGATGAAGAATGCGATTACCACGAATAGCAACATTGGTGTAGAACTTCATGTAGGTAAGTATACCTCAGCCCATGACTGAGGCAAGGGTATTCGGGATCTCTTCTTTGATTCTATTCTCTGCGATCTTGATGTACTCGGGATTAAGTTCAGT